GTTCTGGTGTCATGATCTTCCTGAAGACCCAGAGTCAGCTAAGTTTAGAATGCAGGAATTCAAAGACAGCTTTCACAAATATGTTTTTATTTCTGACTGGCAATATCAACGCTATCAACTTGTACATGGCATTCCTTATGATAACAAGTCGATTGTTCTTGAGTCAGGTATTGTTCCAGCGCCAGATGATGTTATCGATAAGAAGCCAAAAGATGGTAAGATTCGTTTAACATATACATCAACTCCGCAGCGTGGATTAGAAATCCTTGTACCAGTATTTGAAAAGTTAGCAGAAACAAATCCTGACATTCATCTTGATGTGTTTTCATCTTATAAGATCTATGGTTGGGAAGATGCTGATAAGCCGTATGAGCCATTGTATGATCGTATTCGCAATCATCCTCAGATGACTTATCATGGCTTTGTTCCTAATGAAGAATTGAAAGCATATCTGAACACAGCGGATATCTTTGCTTATCCATCTATTTGGCTTGAAACATCTTGCCGAGCAATGCTTGAAGCAATGTCAGCTGGTCTTGTTTGTGTTCATCCTAACCTTGGTGCATTACCTGAAACATCTGGTGGTTTGAATATCATGTATCATGGCGACTTCGCTGATAAGGGTATGCATGCTAATTTGTTTGCAGCGCATCTTAATGCTGCTATCAACTTTGTTCGTAACGGCGATCACATGCCAATGATCAAGTTCAATAAAGTGTTTGTTGATTCGCGTTATAACATTGATCGTATTAAGAATCAATGGGAATTGATGCTGCGTGATCTGCTTGCTCAATACCCTGACGAAGTTTCTCGCGCTAAACCAAAACCACAATTCGTATACAGGACTTCATAATGATTTTATCTAAAACACCTCTTCGTATTTCATTCTTCAGCGGTGGCAGTGATATGCCATCGTTCTTTGAAAAGGAAAGAGGAGCTGCTTTGTCGGTTACGATCGACAAGTACATCTATGTGATGTTGCATAAAACGCCTCACCTCGGTATCAAGGTAATGTATGATACCATTGAGGAATATCCTGACTTAGAAACTATGCAGCATGCCATCACGCGCGAGAGCTTAAAACACTTTGGCGTTGATAAAGAAGTAACTGTTGCATCAATCGCTGACATTCTTGCTAAGGGTTCAGGTCTCGGTTCGTCATCAGCATTTACACTTGGTCTTGTCAATGTTCTTGCTAATCAAAATAAACATGAGAGCATGGTATCAAGAGAATATCTTGCTCAAACTGCATACTACGTTGAACGTCAGTTGTGTGGTTATCCAGTTGGTAAGCAAGATCAGTATGCATCAGCTTATGGTGGTATGAATCTCTTTGAGTTTCATAAGGATGATACTGTTGAAATTCGACCAATGACATACAATCGTGAAACTTGGAATAATCTCGAAGATCGTTTGTTGCTTGTTTATTCTGGTCGCGGTCGTAACGCTAACTCGATTCTACAAAAACAATCAGCAGCTATGAGCGATGAAACCAAGTTCAATCTCGTCAAAGCATCTCGCGATAAAGCTTTCGTTGGCGCTCGATATCTGAAGGAAGGCAAGCTTGACGATTTCGGACATCTACTGCATGAAGCTTGGATGGATAAGAAAGCTGTCGAAACATCTATTACCAATGAATACTTCGATGGCGTCTATAATCGAGCATTAGAGGCTGGAGCTCTCGGCGGTAAACTCCTCGGCGCTGGTGGCGGCGGATTCTTCCTGTTCTATGTCGATCCATCGAAACGTCAGCACGTAATTGACGTAATTACTGATGGAACAGAATGTAAAGTCTACGATTTCAGATTCACCGAGTATGGAAGCCGTATTACCTCATATTGTTAATAAATAAAGAGTTGACACTTTGTGTGTTTCAGAGTATAATGATTACCATGGATAAAGAAAACAACGTAATACAGTTTCCAAATCGCGGAAAAGTTATTCCTCGAGAAATTACGCCAGAAGAACTGGCGTTAAATGTTAGTATGGTTAAGTATAATCATATTAACGAAACATTGGAAACAATTGTTCCTATGCTCTTCAATAATATGGAGTTAGCTGGGTTTCAAATCGTTCCAATGGAAGATGAAGAAGATACAAACATTAAAGATCATGCGTTGATTGTCGAATCAATTCGTTCTTTGATGTGCAAGTATTATGGTATACAACATCCATTTCAACAGCTGTCAGAAAATCTGTTCAATCCTAACAACGATGGAACAATGAGTTTGACAAAGGTGTTAGAGATGGATTTTTCCTCTTATGAAGAAGCAAAAAGCGAAAGCTAAACATTATGATTATCGTGGATCTAAGTCAGGTGATGTTGTCTAATCTTATGATGCAATTAGGCAACCATACAAATGCGCAAGTTGAAGAAGGTATGATTCGTCATATGGTTCTCAACTCTCTCCGTTCTTATAAAGCAAAGTTCGGTGATGAATTCGGCGAGCTTGTTATTGCTTGTGATAATACCAACTACTGGCGCAAGCAAGTATTCCCCTACTACAAAGCCAATCGCAAAAAGAATCAAGAGAAGTCAGAGCTTGATTGGAAGTCAATCTTTGAAACATTGAATAAGATCAGAGCAGAGCTTAAAGAGTTTTTCCCCTACAAAGTAATTGATATTGAATCTGCTGAGGCGGATGACATCATCGCGACTCTTTGCGAGAACTTCGGTTCATTCAATGACGATGATATTCTTATTCTTTCTGGCGATAAGGACTTCATTCAATTACAGACTCATTCACACGTGAAGCAATATGACCCTGTTCGTAAGAAGTGGATTAAGCATGACAATCCCAAACGCTACTTAATCGAGCATATTCTTAAAGGAGACTCAGGAGATGGTGTACCTAACGTACTTTCTGCTGATAATTGCTTTGTTGTCGGCGAGCGCCAGAAGCCGATGACTGCGAAGAAAATCATTAACATTATAGAAAATATAGATAGTTTGGAAGGTACATTGCATCGCAATTATATGCGTAACAAACAGCTCATTGACCTGAGCGAAATACCTGAAGAGATTAAAGAAAAGGTTATTGAATCTTATAACAACCAAACAGAAAAAGGTCGTGATAAGATGTTTAATTATTTTATCGCATACAAACTAAAACATTTAATGGAACATATCGGAGAGTTTTAATGGGCATGAGAGTTGGTGTTGCTGAATTCCTTGAGAAGGTCAGCAAGTTGAAGAAAAAAGAAGAAAAGGTAGCAGCATTGAAAGCCAATGACAGCTTTGTTCTTCGCACTATTCTTCAGGGTGCGTTTGATCCACGTATTAAATGGTTGTTGCCAGAAGGCGAGCCTCCATACAAGCCAAATGATCTTGTTGATCAAGAGAACGTATTGATCAAAGATGCGCGTAAGTTAGCGTACTTTGTTGAAGGTCCATATCCTGGGCTGAAGCAAGTAAAGCGTGAAGCAATGTTTATTGAAATGTTAGAAACAGTTGCTCCAGCAGATGCTAAAATGCTTTGCGCTATTAAAGAAAAGAAGTTGCCATGGAAAGGCATCACTGTTGATATTGTTAACGAAGCTTTCCCAGGATTTATCCCAGTATGAGCAATCAGAAGATCCGTAAATTTCGTAAGAACGATTGGTCTGACGAAGAGTACACTGAAGACTATCGTAGCCGTAAGGACAAGCGTAAAGAGCGCCGTTTTGAACGTGCGTTGCGTACAAAAGATCTTACGGCTATTGAGCAAGATTTCATAGAAGATTTTGGTGAAGAGAATGCCGACTTACAAATTCATAAATAATGAGACGGGTGAAGAGTTCGAGGACTTTATGAGTATCTCAGCTCTAGATGTATATCTTGATGAAAACAAACATATATCTCAACTTGTTCATGGAGCTCCTCTTATCCATTCTGGCAGAGGCTTACAAAAACCAGATGCTGGTTTTCGTGATCTGTTAAAAAAGATTAAAGATGGAAACTCTAAAGGAGTACATGGGAGCGCTGTGAACACATTTTAAAAAGTGGTTTAAATGACGCAAGAAAAAAGACTAACAAGAAAACAACGTCGTATCCTCCAACAAAATGGTCAACATGAAGAAAATGTTCTTAAACTAAACTTTAAACTGAAACACTTTGAACCACTCACTGACAATCAACGTATAACATTTGAGAAATATCATGACGGAAAAAACCTACTCCTCCACGGAATCGCAGGTACTGGCAAAAGCTTCCTCTCAATCTACCTATCCCTTCAATCCATACTATCCGACAGCTCGCGATATAAAAAGCTTGTCATTGTTAGATCCGTTGTACCTACAAGAGACATGGGATTCCTCCCAGGAAACAACAAAGAAAAAACCAAAGTCTACGAAGCCCCGTATCTAGCTATCTTTTCAGAACTGTTTGGAAGAGGTGATGCATATGAATATCTCAAGCAAAAAGGTATTGTCGACTTTATCAGCACTTCTTTCATACGCGGTACTACTCTTAATGACTGTATTATTGTGGTTGATGAAATCGCCAATATGACATTACATGAGCTTGACTCAGTAATTACTCGTGTAGGTAAAAACTGTAAGATCATATTCTGTGGCGACTTCCGCCAGTCTGATTTTACTAAAGAGCATGAGAAAAATGGTCTGATTGACTTTATGCGCATTATTAACAAAATGAAGTCTTTTGAGTTTATTGATTTTACGGAACAAGATATCGTTCGTTCCGCAATGGTGAAGGAATATATTATTGCTAAGGACAAACTTAAAATTCAAGCGTAATAAAGAGTTTAAACAGCAACATTATGCGTTTCATGAATTAGATTCGGAAACGACAGAAAAAGGCAGATACTATATCACTCCAAATGGTGAACGTCTGCCTTCAGTTACAACTGTCCTAGGTCGTAAACTCGATAAGACAGGATTGCTTGAATGGCGAGCAAGGGTTGGTGAAGTAGAAGCCAATAAGATATCCACACAAGCTGCTAATCGTGGAACAGCGATTCACTTAATCGCCGAGAAATATCTTCTTAATCAAGATGAATATCCGCCCAAAACAATGCCTGTTAATATGTCAATGTTCAAGGGGATACAGAAAAAACTCGATGAACATGTTGATGTTGTTAATGCATTAGAAGCGCCATTATATTCATTGAAGCTGAACGCTGCTGGAAGAACAGATTGTGTTGCTGAATGGGATGGCATTCCTTCAATCATTGACTTCAAAACATCCCGTAGAATAAAAGACGAAAGCCATATCTTTTCATATTTCCTACAAGCAACAGCGTATTCAATTATGTTTGAAGAGCTGACTGGTCTTAACATTCCGCAGTTTGTTATTCTTATTGGTGTTGATCATGAAGACCCGCAAGTGTTTGTAAAGCAAACAAAAAATTATCACAATCAAGTTTTCGATATTTTTTGTGAATAAATAGGCGTGTAGAGCCACTCCCATTCATAGGATGAAATGATGAATCGTTTACTATTTCTTCTCAAGCGTAGAGAAGATTATAATGCAATTACGCATAATGAGATCGGTCTAAGCACTGGTCTTTATAATTCCGCAAAATTCGTTGTCGATATGCTTAATGAAATGTATATATCGGCAACTCTTAGAGTTTGTATTGATGCGAACTGCATCGATCGCATGGTTACAGATTATAAACCAACTCATTGTATTCTCGAAGCATTATGGGTTACTCCAGTTAAATTAAACGAACTTGCTCGGTTGCATCCAAACATTAAGTGGATTGTTCGTTTGCATAGCGAGATGCCTTTCATGGCGAATGAAGGTATGGCTATGAATTGGTTAGCTGAATATATTAAGCATCCTAATGTAATAATTGGTATTAATGCTCCACGTATGATGCGTGAAGTTGATGTTTATTTCAAGGCACTTGGTTACGAAAATAAAACGATTTATTTACCAAATTATTACAATCAAAACCTGCTGAAGCCAAGTCCAAGCAAATTAGAATGGTTGAAAGTTAAGGAAACAGTTGACGTTGCTTGTTTCGGTGCTGTTCGTCCATTAAAGAACCATTTGATTCAGGCGATTGCTGCTGTTGAGTTTGCCGAAAGAATTGGTAAGAAGCTTAATTTCCATATCAATGCTGGTCGTATTGAAATGAAGGGTGACCCAGTACTACATAATCTAAAGGCGATGTTTTTTCATCTTTTTGATAGAGGTCATCAGCTTATTATGCATACTTGGTGCCCGCAACAAGAGTTCTTACAAATTTGTGATAAAATAGACATTGGTATGCAGGTTAGTTTCAGCGAAACATTTAACATTGTAGCAGCTGACTTACTTTCTCGTGGTGTTCCTGTTATTGGATCAAAGGAAATTCCTTGGTTGTCTGATCATTTAGAACATCCCGATCCAACTGACAGCGCAACTATCGCAAAAGATCTACGGCATGCTTATACATATCCTCGTTTGAATGTCTGGTTGAACCAAAGATCATTGAATAAATATACTAACAAAACCAAAAAGATTTGGCACAAACATTTTGAAGGATAAGCACATGTCAAGAGAAGGCAAACACAGACTCGTAAAATATAAATGGGTGAAGGGATTCTTGAGAAAAGAAACTCAAGAAGATCTTTCAATTGAAGAGGCGATGGAAAAAGCAAACACTTCAGACGCTCATTACAAAATCTACAACTATCACGGACAGCTTGTCCATGAGAATGCTACAGCTCTAGCTGATAGCTACGCTTAAAAATACCGCTTGACTTTATTACAAATCGGGGTATAATAATAAGTTCCTTCGAAGTTTTAGGAGTTTATTATGGCCAAGCTTTCGATATTGTTAAGTCGGTACAACTCAAGTAGTAAGAAAAAAGGCTTTGTGAAATATCACGATATTCCCGCCACGGAGCGTTGGGCGGAGTATAGTATAGACCTTTACAATTTAAAAAAAGCTTTAATCGGCGCGAGCTTTTCCGACAAATATAAAATTATGGCAGCTATTGTCAAGGCGGAAGCCAAAGTTGATTACATGTATAAGCATAGCAATTTCGATATGAAAGAAGCTTTGCAATTATATAAGAAGTTCAAGCGTATAGCCTAGCTTATAGAAGCGACCTTAGCAATAGGGTCGTTTTTTTTATTGTTAAGCCGAAAATAGTTATTGACTTTATATCAAATAGGGCGTATCATATATGCATGGTTGGAAAGGAAGTAAAAATGACAGAACGTGAACAAACTCAAGACGTAGTAGAGAAAATGGTTAAGGGATTAGTAGCCTCTGGTGGACCAAGCTTTGC